GTTAGCAGCCGTCTCGTAATACGAAACGTTTTTTTACCGCACATCATGTCGCCCAATATGATGTTTGCTCGTACCAGGCCCCGGCATGTTGCTGGGGCTTTTTTTGTTGAAAACAATCACTTATTAAGTCATGGGGTGCTATTGGGGTGCTGAGCCATCCAAAAAAAATCCCGGAATAAGTTAATAAAAACCATAATCCGGGATATTTTTAATTTTTTTGAAATCTCTATGTTTAACTGCCACTTTGCATCTGATTAAATAATTCGATGCCTTTTTGCCGCTGTTTATCGAGATGCTCCGCCAAGTCCTGAACGTGGATCATGCGAGGTGCTTTCTGGCTATCTGAGGCGCGAAACGTTGGTAATGCAAATTCCCCCATTGACGCTTTCTTTTCGGCTGTTGATGGTTTAAGTCCGAAGTATTTTTCCGATACTTCCGCCAGCGGGATCGTAGTAGTGCCAAACTCGGCTAGCAGTAAAAAGATTGTGTTCATCATTTAAACTCCCACCCAATCGCCTGAAATAAACCCATTTTGGGATGAAACCAGCGTGTACCGCGTGGCTCGGCTTCGTTCATCATCTGGTGGAACGCTTTCATAAATGGCTCAAACTCAACAATGGCGCGACGTGACAGTAGGCCGTCAGGGGTCATAAATTCGTGCGTATCCGTAGGAATGCGATAAGCGTTAACAAGGGTTCGGCACTTCGCGTCAGATAATCCGCTTTTGGCTACTGCCTGTCGGTAACCAACATAACCGGCCCGCATGTTGCCGCGCTTGATGTTATCCACCGTCTCGGTGACTGCTTCGATTTGTTCTTCAACCTGGCTCAGGCGTTTCTGTTGGCGAACTGCATCAGCGGCCATGGCTGCGATCATCTCAATTTCAGTCAGAGGCGCTCGGGTGCGGAAGTAGCTGTTAACCAGCTCGCGCTGGACCTTCCAGGCCAGGTCGTCATTAAATGGCTTCGTCAGCATCAGGTAACCAGATTCGAACAGAATGATTCCTTTGGCGGTGCGAAGGGCAAAAGCATCAGAAAGTGACTCCGTACGTATTACGTCCGCAGTCAGTTCGAGATAATCCACGCCTTCGATGAAGTGAGCGCGATTACGGTTAAATGCTGCACGAGCGGTACCTTCAGGGCGCTGGTGGACTTCATCGATCATCGCCAGGGTTATAACGCGCTGACCACGATATTCCACTGTAGGAAGCTGTTTGTTGTTAATGGTTACTGTGCTCATTATCATTTTCCTCAGTGCATAACCGGTTTAACTGGCATCGTTTCGCCAGTGCGTAATCGAACTGCGAGATCAGCGAAAATTTCGTCGAGAAAGCTGCTGAACCAAGACTGGCCTCCATCTTTCACGCACTGCTCGTCGGCGTAATAGAACTGGAATACCGCCAGATATTGTTCCTGCGGCCTGTGTTCAATCAGTGTTCTTTCAACATGCTTAATGAGCAGATTTTCGATAAGTACTCGGGTTAAGCCGAAAGTAAATTCCCCGGTCTTTATCTGGTATTCGCCCTCACGTAACCCCCAGCGTTTTTCGCAACTGATGAGATAGAGCAGGGCGACCGTACCGCGCATGGAATGGACGATGGTTTCGGCCCACTCACGTTGTTCTTCAACAGTAAGCTCACCCTTACCATAACGATTTTCATCAAGCATCCAGCCAGGAATCGTTATGTCGGATTGCTTCTGAATTTCCCTCAGACGCTCAACCAGTTGCTTTACGTTCGTGCTTTCATCGTTTTTCATTTCCGGTCCTTCAATTTGTTATATGACTCGTGCGATAAAACCTGCCAGTTCTGGCCGCCGTCGCGGGAAAGAAGGCGCCAACGGCGGTTGACCCTCAGACTGAGGTTGCCGCAATGGATACGACACGGCGCAACCCGGCGCTGGCGGTAACGCAACTGTTCTTGAGTAAACTCTTTCACTGGACACCTCCGCTTAGATGTTTTTCTTTCACGTAGTCGGTGACTTCTTTAAACAAATCATCGACAATTAATTTCCCTGATTCGGTCAGGTATTCAGTGTTTTTATTGATGCCAATTGCATTCTGGTAAGTGGCTTTAATAAATGATTCAGTTTCCTTCCGATTGCCAAATTCACCGCGAGCCATTAATTCAAATCGTCTCAGTAACTGAGTCATTACACTTTCTGTTATTTCCACCGTTTCGATTGCACCATTCGGAAGATTCACAATCAGGAGATTTCCTGATGTTTTATTTTTTAGCCTGTTTAATGCAGCGTGAGCAATCCGCCGGCGGTATAAGTCAATTACGTTTTCCATTGCGTTGATGCTCCTCAATCTCAAGAACTATTTTTTCTTCCTTAACTGCCCATGAATTAACCTTTACAGACAGGAGGTAAGCTATCTCTACGAGATTTTCCATTTGATAAGAGTTGATGGATTTATATTGTTGAGTCATTACCTCCAACAAAATGTAAAGATGCTCTGTTGTAATTGTTATATCTTGTATGTCCTGACGTTTCGGCATGGTTATCTCCCATATGCTTTGCGTAAATAAAGATACGCAATCACTTCATAACCACAGTTCATGTACATAAGCGCTGATTTGTATGCCGCCACATCCTTAATGAAACTCATTATTCGTTCCCTCCGGTATATCTTTCAGTCCCGCATTAGCTTGTTCGATAAGTTTTTTTTCGTCTTTCGTAAAATGAATTCTGGAATCTGAAATCAATTTAAAAAGAACGACCTCGATGATTTCGAAGAATCCTATCATCTGCCCTTTTAACGAATCATTGTCACTCAGATCACTTATTTCACTCACTATTCTTGAAATAGTGAATGGGGTATTTCCTGCACCTTCCCTTGCTTCACTTTCTAGATGCTTAAGCCAGATCCAGGCCAAAGCGGCTCCCGTAATGCACCCTCCCGAGTAGCCGCCTTTTGATGGCACGTTCCAAAAGTTGAGTCCAAAACCTGATTTAGACTTACCGCCGATAAATGGAAGTCTGTGTAGAGTTAATTTTTTTCTTTTATTAAATTTAATCATTTTAAATTCCTTGAGGTGAGCTTATTCCCAGCATTTAAGCTGTGATTATTATCGGAGAAAGTTAATAATTAATTGCTGCTTTATATTTGGGGTGACTATTAATAATGTTCTTTGCTTCTTCACACGCTTCGTTGTAATTCTTGAAGAAGTCAACGAGACAGAAATAATCGCCTTCTACACGCTGGTATAATGCGTACTCATACTCATCACCCGAAAGGTCAGTAATTAGTTGAAAACTACAATCACCATGCCAAGGCTCGGCTGCATGCAAGTAACCCCAATGTGAGCAACTGGCTCTCAATTTCTGGTGTATATCAAAAGGTTTTTTGATTTCTGAATTGCTCATAACATTCGACCTGTTGTTTGCCTGTGATATGAGCATACCTGTGGGTAATAATGTGCGTCAACACCTATGGGTAATAATTTTTTGAATTTCTTTTATCAATCTGATTTTTAAGGTAATAAAAAACCCGCCGTAGCGGGTTTAATCAAATAATTTTTATTCTGGCCTCTACAGCCACGCCGAGTATCTTGCAATTCCCGTCTATAGGGATTAGTGGGTAAGCTGGGTTGAGCGGTTTTAGGAAATGATCCCCTCCATCGATGACTAACTTTTTAAAGGTCGCTTCATTTGCATCGATGAGCTTTGCCAGTACGAGACTGCCGTGTTTAGCCTCGCGACCTGTATCAAAGAGAACCATCATGCCTTCTGGTATGCTCATTCCCACAGGTGATGTCATGGAATCCCCTTTTATACGGAGCCAAAACCCTTCACCTTCTACATGGGCATCCGATTCACACCAATCTTCAATGTCATTGAGTGTGTACGGTTCGATAGCTTCTGCCCAAGCTCCTGCGCTTACCCAACTGATCACTGGATATCTTTTCCCTGGATTTGGTTGCTGAACTAGTTCGACATTCGATTTTTCTTGGCTGATACCATCCATCCACCCCCGGGGTAAACCGAACGATTTTTCAATAACTTCGATCATATCGTCGGCGATGCGTTTTCTACCAGCTTTGCCCTCAGGCCATAGCATTCTTAGTACGTAGGAAGGCTCTCGCTCAATCTTTCTCGCGAGTTTTGAGGCATTCCCATCACAGTAATCATCCCTCAATTGGATGAGTCGTAAACGACGTTTTTCGTATTTATCCATAGCTCTCATTTTAACCTTTGTTACCCGGTGGTAAATAACCTGTGGGTATTGATTATCTTGATACCTACAGGTAATATCAATCCTGATGTTTGTACAGAGGTCACTTATGGAAACTTTGAAGCAATACATGGCGACTTTAACGCCTGAAGAAAAAAGGGTTTTCGCGCAGAGTTGCGGTACCACCCTCAATTACCTGAGGAAGGTCATGAGCACAGGTAAGCCGATGGGCCCAGAAATTTGCGCTCAGATTGAAATACATAGCGGTGGAAAAGTAACCCGTAAAGCACTTAGCCCACACAACTGGCAAAAGATTTGGCCTGAACTGTTGCACTCCACCCATGCATGTTAATAGCGCCGTGATGCCGCAGGCATACAGCACAGCCGATGGGGAGTGGATACAGGAGCAGTTATCAGCGCTACCCCCATCAGCCAGGCAAAAGGCAATCGTTCGTTACGGAGAGGTGTACGAGGAGTTTTTGAACAGCGAGCCAGTGAGCTTTCGGAAAGAGAACAAAGCAAGACACGAAGCCAATACACGCCTTCGTGAGTACACAAGAAAGTATCACCGGGCTTTACAGGGTTACACAGAAAAGCCCCCCCTCATACATTCAGAGATGACCACCCCATAAGGCCTTCGGAATTAAAGGTGTCTGGATGGCTAATCCCCAGAAAAAGTGGGGAAGAGGGAAGAGGGGGGTAAGGGGGGAGTTGGGAGAAGGGGTAGGTAAAGCGTCCTTTTCCAGGAGAAGGGTACATAGGTTAAGTAGATCTCAGTAACCAGTAACCTCCTCCAAAAAAAACGGCACAGCCATTCAGATGGCTAAATGATTAAAGCGACCTGGCGGGTTTTTCCTGGAAAAGTTCAGGCTCACTTACAGGCACAGAGTTAGGGGCGGCAGATGCTGACAATCACACCAAATTTTGCACAGGACCGGGCACTGAATATGTTGCGTCGTGAGTGGAAGGCACAGAATTCCTTCATGGTATACGCACCCACCGGCAGCGGTAAAACTGGTCTGGCTGCTTTTATCACCGACGGATTCGTCAGTCGCGGGATGCGGGTGCTTTTTGTAGCGCCGTACACTGTTTTGCTGCGGCAGACTGCCAGTCGTTTTGTAAGCTACGGCCTGAATCCAGACGAGATTGGTCTTGTGTGGGCTGAAGCTGAGAAGGGCGAGGCAGATCCGGCGCGCTTAATTCAGATTGCCAGCGCTGACACCCTGATCCGCCGTGATTTTCCCGACAATATCAATCTGCTGATTATCGATGAAGCCCATCTTCGCAAGCGCACCATCCTGAAAGAGATTGAACGCCTTATCAGCGAAACGGACGTTAAGGTTATCGGGCTTTCCGGTACGCCTTTTTCCTCGTTCCTGGGCAATTACTATCAGCACCTGATTAAGCCCACCACGATCAGTGAACTCATTAAACGCGGCGACCTCAGTCCGTTCGAGTTTTATGCGCCCACAACGCCGGATTTGAAGGGCGTGAAAATGTCCGCGTCGGATTTTGGCAGGGACTACAACGAAACCCAGCTGGCAGAAATTATGAGCGGCTCTGACCTGGTGGGCGACATTGTGAGTAACTGGCTTGAGAACGGGCGCGACCTCCCCACTATCGCTTTCTGCGTAAACGTGGCTCACGCTAATTTCGTCACCATCCAGTTCAACAAAGCCGGGGTGAACGCTGAAGTCATGACAGCGGAAACACCACATGACCAGCGGCAGGTAATGATCCACCGTTTCGAAACTGGTGCGACAAAAATCCTCGTGTCTGTGGGCGTGCTGGTGGCCGGGTTCGACAGCGATGTGCGCTGCATCATCTATGCCCGACCCACTAAATCAGAAATACGGTGGATACAGTGTATCGGTCGCGGGCTTCGCACTGCGCCGGGGAAGGATACCTGTCTGATCTTCGATCACAGCGGAACCGTTCACCGCCTTGGCTTTCCCGATGCTATCGAATACGACTTTCTGCTGGATTCCAGCGATGGCATGAAGGAGGCGGCAGCACGGGCAGCGGAAGAGCGAGCCGAAAAAATCCCCAAAGAGTGTCCCGAATGTCACTTCATGAAGCCGGCAGGCGTTTACGTTTGCCCTAAATGCGGCTTTAAACCGCTGGCCGGATCTGACGTGGACACCGACACCTCGCGCAAAATCAAAAAGCTTTCTAAAGGCTCTTCCGTTGCAACGAAAAGCACAAAACAAGCCTGGTGGAGCCAGATTAAGTTTTACCAGCGCCAACGCGCTTCAACCGGTAAACCCGTCAGTAACGGGTGGTGCCTTCATACCTTCCGGGACAAATTCGACGAGTGGCCTAACGGGCTTAGCGATTTCCCTATGGAGATAACCCCCGAAGTCAGCAATTACATCCGGCATAAGCATATCGCCTGGGCAAAAGGGAAGGAGAAACGGCAGGTACAACAAGCGCCCTTCGTACAAAACCGAACTGAGGAGAAGCTTCAACAACTGACAACCATTCCTGAGGGCTGCCCTACCAGCAGGATCATCAGCGCTAAAAAGCAGTTTGAACAACTTCGTAAGCATGCGGGAGACAGAACGTGAAAACCACTGAAGCAGCAAAAGGCCGATGGCCGGAAATTTTTGAACATTACGGACTTCCGCCTGTTACCGGAGGGAGACACTTCAAAGGTGAGTGTCCGCTTTGCGCCACGCGGGGAAGTTTCCGCATTGATGACCAGGACGGAAACGGTACGTGGATTTGCAAATGTGGCAGCGGCAACGGAATCAGTCTTGTCGTTCAGACCCAGGGGAAATCATTTGCTGAAGTCTGCCGGGAAATCGACGCCCTGCTTGGTAATGATTACCGGCATCGCGCAACGCCGATTAACACCACAGCCACCAGCCTGCGCCAGCGGGTGGTGAGCAAATTTTCAAAGCTGGAAGGTCTTCGCGGCACCAGCGCGGCGCAGTACCTTCTGAACCGTGGGATCACAAAGCTACCGGCTGAAGCGGTGCGGTTTTGTCCGAAGGAACGCTATCAGGGCCACGTATATCAGTCGTTGTATTCGCTTGCGACAGATAACCGGGGTGAGCTGTGTTACCTGCACCGGACCTATCTCGACGGCGATAAAAAGGCACCGATGGGCGACGGGCAGAAACGCCTTTACTCGTTACAGGAGGAGACCTATCTGGATCATGCCCAGTCGGTTGCGGTGAGGATGTTTCCCGTCGCGTCCACGCTGGGTATTGCGGAAGGTATTGAAACGGCTTTATCTGGGGTACAGCTATACGGCTGCAATACCTGGGCAACGCTGAACAGCGGGTTTATGAAAAAGTTTCGCGCACCAGCTGGCGTACGGCATCTCATCATTTTTGCCGACATGGACCCCCATTCAGCGACAGGCCATGCGGCGGCGTTCGAATGTGCCCACGCTAACTTGCTGGCAAAAAATGACATTGAAAAAGTGAGTGTGCGCTGGTGCGACAATGGGGATTTTAACGATCTGCTGGTCAACGGCGATCAGGTTCGCGAGATGACATTTTTGAAAAAGGCGGCTGCATAATGCGTACAGATAACACCGAACATAAAGCACTTTTCACTATCCCGACGGCAGCGCACAGCACCACCCTGGCAACCATCAAGCCGCTGCCTGAGCAACGTAAAATCACCGGGCATAAGCAGACTGACGCTTATCTTTGGGTACTGGAAGTAATTCGCCTGAATGAGCCTGCACACCTTGATGCTGCCGAAGCCGCGCTGGAGAAAATCAACATCTCCCCGAAAGATGCTGAGAAGCGTTATTCACGTTACCTGCTGGCGAATGGTGCCGATCCGTTCCAGATTGCATTCGGGACCATCGGTATGGATAACCCGGCAGGCGCTATCAAGACGGCACGGGAGAACATCAGAAAAGCTGACGATGTCAGAGCGCAGTTCGGCAGCTATGAAACAGCATTTGATGATGTTGAAGCTGAGCTTGTGATTAAGTCCTCACCGAAATTTATCGACGATCATCTTTGGGGATGGACTGCTGCCGAGAAAAAATCCAGGGGCATTAACGGCAGCCGTATGACAGAAATTGACGATCAGCGCCGCGCGTATGTTGATGGCTACCGTGACGTACTGCCAGAACCCTGCACCCTTTCGGATGCTGTACGCGAGTTTGTTTACTGGGACAGGCTCTACCAGGTGCGCAACACCGCAGGCAAAGAGCTTGGCTATGAATTCGGTTATTCCGAGCATCATCGATCTGTATATGACCGCGAGTTTTATCTGGAAAAATTGCTGTCAACCATTCCGCCAGTAACGCGCGCTGAAGCCGTGGAAGTATGCAGATGGTTTCTGGAAAGCGGGAAGGGCGAATACATGGAAAATGATGGGGCCGCAGTCATTCTTAATCTGGTTGGGGAGTGTGCGCAATGAAACTTGAATCATCGCTCAAGCATTTTTCCACACAGAGCATTCACATCAGTGACAGAGAACAGGAACGAGAAATGGCAATGCGTGATATGTATGAGGTGATGGATCGATGGGGAGCATGGGCGGCATCAGAAAATAGCGGAGTAGACTGGCAACCAATTGCGGCAGGCTTTAAAGGGCTGCTTCCGCATGGTAAGAAATCACGGACTCAGTGTAACGATGATGAAGGGATCATGATTGATGGTTGTGTGGCACGACTCAGAAAGTACAAGCCCGAGGAATATGAACTCGTTATTGCACACTTTGTAATTGGTATTTCGCTGCGTGCCATTGCGAAAAAAAGAAAATGTGCTGATGGTACAATAAGAAAGGAATTACAAACCGCTTTAGGATTTATTGATGGTGTGATAAGCATGCTTTAAGAAAAAAAACCAAGCTGGTATTATTTTCCCAGCTTGGTTAAGGCTGATTTCTTGCGATTGTTAGAGGTTTTTCTTATCTTGATTAATGCTTCGAAATCAATAACTTCTTTTACACCAAGTAGAACGGGAATAAGAGAGTATAACGAGAAAACTAAAGCACAGACAACAGAGTTGCTGATCGGTTTTATATTTTCTTTTATTGAATCTGACTCTCCACCCAAGCTTATAATTGCGACAAATATGATTATTGAAATCTGCAAAGCAAGCATGAAAAGAGTTGCTCTACTTTTGTTTGCTATTAACCTTGTCAGTCTTCTTTGCTCATCACGTGATAAGTCTTCAGCGACATTTTTTTTCGTTTCAGATAACTTATGAAATAATGTTGCGCTGCTCGCAATTGGTAGCATAAGAATAGTTAGCACGCCCCAAGGAATTGAGGAAAGAGTGATGAATTTGTCGGCACTAAACCAAGCTGAAAACATAAGCATAGCAACAACAACCAAGTGGAATGCTCTACTTGGTTGTAAGTTGAATGCCCGTTTACTAGCCTGATCACTCATCTCTCTCTTCGATTTCCCCATCGCTAATTAATGTTGCCATCCAATCATGCATCTGGCTGTAAAGTTCATGCTCATCAATTAAGCTTTTGTACATAGTGAGCTTAACTGTGTTCCAAAGGCGGATTTCTTTACCTGTAAGTCTTGTTCCGCCAACCATTTCTACAACAACGTCATCATCCGGGTAGTGCCTAGTCGCGTCAACTAGATTTCTTAACATCCTCTCGCCTGAATCTGAGGTTGTCCTTTTGTATGTGATTTTGAGTGTTACCTCAAGATTAGCGTCGTCAAGACAATCTTCAAGCTTACTGCTGCGCAGGAAGCTTTCCCATTTTTCTGCGAGCATTGTTTTAAGTAGCTCAGAAGCCGTTCCTGCCGGAACCCAGCTTGGATTGTGACTTCCTTGACTTAAGTCGTTAATAGCCGTGACTGGAGCACCAACGGAGACTGACTTAACAGGCCTTTTTAAAACTTCCTCGATAATCTCTTCCTTTGGCTTATCGGAAACTTTAAGGATGTTTTGAGCGCCTAAATAATTACTCAACGAACCAAGTAACCATTTTAGATGTATTTCAAGCTCTCTTGTAGTTAAAGCGCGAGACTGCATAACTACGATGCTGTTTCCAAAAACACCGAAATAAAGAATTGAGTCTATAAACTCACGTACAACTTGTTCTCTTTCCGAGCGGGCCTCTTCAGCCTCCTCGACAGTCATCTTTGAAAGCTCGTCAGAGGTTACGGATCTAATTTCATAAGACTCCGCATCATTTTTTAGCTGGATATAACGCTGTGAATGACCCGGCTCGAATGCGACCAACTGACAAAAAAGCATGCCTTGAAAAATCTCATGCTTATTTATCAATCTAAATAAATCGTCCTCTCCAGGACTTACCATTTCTTTGCGAGCGTCTGCTTTTGTATATTTTTCAAGTAGTTCTGTTAGCATCGACTGAAGCGTTTTAGAGACGCCAGACATTGTTACTTCTTTATAGATGATTTTTTTGCTTTTAATTTCTCGCTTACCCATCAATTAAGCTTCCATAAATAAATTGAATTAATATGAATATACAAAATCGCTAACGCGTACGCAAAAATTATCGTAACCTGATAAGAGTGGTCTCTACGCCACAGACTTAAAACGCTTTTAAAACCTCGCTGCGGCGGGGTTTTGTACTTTATGAACTCCCTACGCTAATAAGACAAAGTGCGGGGATTGACGCGGAATCTGCATTGCTGGTTTGTGATCATGTTTGCAAAGTGACTAAATTTGGATCGGTCGAGTTGAAATCACCAGTGCGGGAACTACGATTAAAGTGCATTCTTTGACAGTCATAAAAATGAAAAAACTGATGGCGAATCCCCCTGAGCGGAGGGGCATTACTGGATAACCTGTAATTGATTCGGCATGCGAAACGATGCATCCAGTCAGCGTTTCACCGGGAGGCACCCGGCGCCGTCGAGAGATGTTCTACCTGATATGACCTGTTCGTCCGAGCAGGTCTTTTTTTATGTGCTAATACCGTAGAAATATCAGAGTGGGTTTTTACGTGGTGCATCCAGAGGTTTGATCGACGCAGGTGGTTATGACCATATGCGCTATGCGCGTTAGTTTGGGGCTGCATAATCCCGTAAAATTCGATAATAGCCGTTAATTAGTTCTTAATTATTAATTAAGTAATTTTTTATAGATAAAAACTATCTATTAATGGGTTAAGTGTTACGCTCAGATACCTGTCCTTTATCTGGCACTCTAATGCGCAGCACCCGTACTTTCTATCCGATCCCGATGCTTATCAGGCACACCGAGCCTTCCGGTCACGAGAAGCTCTTTTCTGTGCTGGTTTCTGACGCAATTGATGATGAAGGTACAAGGTATGCCCGGTATGCTAATGGAGCAGAAGTGTGTATATCATGGCTGCGCTTTCTTCAGCTTGAGCTTGCCCAGGCAGACCTACCGAACCTTGTAGCAACACCACTTCCGGAAGAGGTTATTAAGCGCGATATGCTGCATTAACATCTCAGAATTATTCTCAATTGAGGCTCACTTCGGTGGGCCTTTTTTATTTCCCCTCAATCCTGAGAGGACTCACCACTAACGAGGGGGCGTAATGTCCGATCCTGTTTCCGGCACTACTTTAGCTGGTGGTAGTGCACTGACCGGCGCAAGCATCTTTGGCCTGCTTACCGGCACTGATTACGGCGTCGTGTTCGGCGCATTTGCCGGGGCCGTGTTCTACGTGGCCACCGCTGCCGACCTGACGATTTTCCGCCGTTCCGCTTATTTCGTTGTTTCTTATTTTGCTGGCGTCTATGGCTCCGGGTTGGTGGGTTCGTGGCTGGCGAGCATAACCGGCTATGCCGACAAACCACTGGATGCACTTGGCGCGGTGATTTTGTCTGCCGTAGCAATCAAGACACTGACATTTTTCAGTGAACAGGACCCGTTGAAACTGCTGTCTCGGTGGCGAGGGGGAACCAATGGTAACTAACGATCCGCTGGTGGTGACGAACGTGGTGGCCTGCGCCGCCATTGTTCTGCGCCTGATGATGTTCCGTAAGCCTGGCGGGCGACATAACCCGTGGGCGTCATGGCTCGCTTACCTGATTATCCTGGCGTATGCGTCTGTGCCGTTCCGGTATCTGTTTGACTCCTACCTGCATACCCACTGGGCAACCGTAACTATAAACCTGATTATCTGCGCCGCCGTGTTTCGGGCACGGGGTAACGTGGCGCGGCTCTTCTATGTCCTGAGGTCTGAATGAAGCAATCACAATTTCAGCAGGCGGCTGGTATAAGCGCAGGATTAGCTGCGCGCTGGTTTCCGCACATTGATGCTGCCATAAAAGAATTCGGTATCACTGCACCGACTGACCAGGCAATGTTCATTGCCCAAACAGGGCATGAATCTGTCGGCTTCACCCGGCTGGTGGAGAGCATGAATTACAGCGTGGCAGGCCTGGCGGATTTCGTTCGCGCCGGGCGACTTACTCAGGGCCAGGCTAACGCGCTGGGCCGGCGCTCATATGAAAAGGTGCTACCACTGGAACGCCAGCACGCCATCGCCAATCTGGTGTACAGTAAACGCCTGGGCAATAAAGCGCCGGGTGATGGCTGGAAATATCGCGGTCGCGGCCTGATTCAGATCACCGGTCAGGCAAATTACACCAAATGCGGTACCGCGCTGAAACTCGACCTGGTCACCAGCCCGGAACTGCTGGAGCAGGACCGCAACGCGGCGCGTTCTGCGGCGTGGTTTTATGCCACCAGCGGTTGTTTGCTTTACTCTGGCGACCTTGTCCGCGTCACGCAGATTATTAATGGCGGGCAGAACGGGATTGAAGACCGCCGACAGCGTTACAACCGTGCACGAGCGGCATTGTTATGATCCAGGCCCTTCTGAAGAAGTACTGGTTTCCGCTGGTGGTGTTAGTGCTGACTGGCGCGCTGGCCTATCTGGCTAACCGGTACCGGGATAATGCCATTGAGTACAAAAAGCAGCGTGACGAGAAAACGCAGGCGCTCAGTCTGGCGAACGCCACCATCAACGACATGCAGATGCGCCAGCGCGATGTTGCGGCGCTCGATGCGAAATACACGAAGGAGCTGGCAGATGCCCGGGAAAACATTAATCAGCTTGAGCGTGATGTTGCTGCTGGGCGTAAGCGGCTGCAAATCTCCGCCAGATGTCCCGCGAACGGAGCGACCAGCACCACCAGCGTGGATGATGCAGCCAGCCCCAGACTTACTGACGCCGCTGAACGGGATTATTTCAGCCTCAGAGAGCGAATCGAAACCGTCACAAATCAACTGACCGGCCTGCAGGCGTATGTGCGCGAGCAGTGCCTTAAATAACTGAGGAAACCATGAGCGAAGCAAAACCGCAGGACGGAAGCACCGTTAAGGGCTACCGCACATTATCATCAGGCGATATTGAAGTTATGAATCGGCTAAAAGGTGTGAGCCGCCATTTCCTCAGTCTGCTTGATACTGCCAAAGAGACTGGCGCAGATCCCCGTTGGGTCGCAATGGCAAAGACCGAAATGCAGAAGGCTTGCATGTTTGCGTGCCGTTCCGTGGCTCAGCCAGATGACGACTGCTAAGGCATTTCAGCAGGTATTGACTTGAGAGCCGTTATGCCATCCGAAGCATGATTTGTGTTAATGTATTTTTGGTAAGTTGATACACGGAAATAACGAAATTAAGTTATAATCTTGTCTCAATTAACAATAATATGAACAGGTTGCGGCGGAATTTCATGCATAGAATCATAAAATTAACTTGTGTTGTTACTGTCATGTTGATTACAGGATGTGCTTCTTCCGGCTATCTCGTACAGTATGACAGCACCCCCCAATCAGCAATGGTCATTTGTAATGGTACTCAGCAAGGTTACACGCCCTTAAATCTCTATTACCCCAGGACTAGCATTAATGGAAGTGGGGAGTTGTATACGCAGGCATGTCAGGCAGTTTGGGCAAGCGGGGCATCTGAAAACTATAGTCAGCATATTGATACAACAAAGTTTCCTGATGGAATTAAAATAACGGCCCAGCGCCCTAAAACAGAAGGTTTTTCGACAGATGCAACTGCTGATTATCAAAAAAAAATGAATGATGAACAAATACGTCAGCGGAACCAACAAAGTTTTAATGAGTCAATGCGAGCAATGCAGCCTAAGCACACATACTGCAATCAAATAGGAACGCAGATTTTTTGTAATACCTACTGAGATGGCTTAGCTTTATTTCCTGTTTATTGCTCACCGTAATAATTTAAGGGAAATAAAGTTATTATTTGGTCTTATTGTCTTTCACGACTAAGCCACTGGCATCCGCCGGTGGCTTTTTTATGCGCCTCGTACAGACACCAAAGAAAGTCATTCAGCCGTGAGCTTGGGGAAACCGATTCTCTCGGGGGCTGCCCTGTACGGCAGACTCACATCTAAAAGGAAATCACCATGAAACCCTTACCGCTTAAGAATGTCATGCATAAGCTGCGAGTCATTATCAGTGATGATGGTTACAGACTGGAGAATGCTGCTGGCTCTGCGACCTACGATCGCTATGGTGTACGCGCTGAAGTGCATGGCATCCCTGAATACTTCCCTGACAATCTGTGCATTGAAGACAGGCAGGCGCAACCTGATGAAACAAACTGCATCAATGAGACCAGTGTCAAGCTGGTGGTGAATGATGCCATACAGGACGCACTGAAGCCGGGCGGTTTACTGCATTTTCGGAAGTAGTCTTATGGCTTCTAATTCACCCTGGCATCACCTCTATAATACCAGGCGCTGGTACCGGCTCCGCTATCACCAGCTTCAGAAGCAACCTCTCTGCGAGTTCCACCTCAGACGTAATCAGGTGATTGCCGCAACTGTGGTTGACCACGTCACCCCACATAAGGGAGATGAGGCACTCTTTCATGACCCGGATAACCTTCAGTCCCTGTGCAAGCGCTGTCACGACTCGGTTAAGCAACGCATGGAGAAGGGTGGAACGGTGACCGAATTCGACAGCGAAGGCCGGGTGATCTGGTAACCGAAACTAAACGGGTGCTGGCAGGGGGGGAGGGGTAAAACTCTGGCTCCGGCATCTTAAAGACCGCGCTCCCCCGTTTCATTTTAAAAACGTCCAGAAAAAAAGGAAAAATGATGGCTCAGCGAGGCAGAAAATCACTGGCCGCGACGTCGGCTGTCTCGCTTCCGGTTTTGGCTGAAAGCAGGCTGCAGCCGTCGCTGCACCTCTCCGACCCGGAGATCAATGTCTGGATAAGGCTGGTGAACGACAACCCGGCCAGCTCATTTACCGAAACGCACCGCGACATGCTGGAGATGTACTGCCGTCATGTGGTGCAGGCACGGCTGCTCACCACCCAGATCGAAGAGTTTGAGCTGGAGTGGCTGGCCCGTGATGATGGCCTGAAGCGCTACGACAAGTTACTGACGATGCGGGAACGCGAAGTGCGCTCGGCGTCTTCTCTGGCAACACGTTTGCGGATCACCCGCCAGGCTACCGCCGACCCAAAAACAGTGGGGCGGGCGCATAACAACCTGGCGCGGGAGAAGAAGCCCTGGGAAATTGATTAAGGCTGATTAACTGATGGTTAAAAAGACCCTTACGCGGGCTGAACGAAACATTCGTTGGTGTGAGCAGAATATCCTGATCCCTGAAGGCAAGTTCGTCGGGCAGCGGCTGAAAATGGCCCCGTTCATGAAGGACGATTTCAGGGCCATCTTTGACAACAAGCACGGCACCCGACGCGCGATTATCAGCAGGGGGCGAAAAAATGCCAAGACGGTGGAAACCGCCATGCTGATGCTGCTTTACCTGGTCGGGCCGGAAGCGGCACCTAACTCCCAGCTTTATTCAGCAGCACGGTCACGCGATCAGGCTGCAATCCTGTTTAACCTGGCTTCAAAGATGTGCCGGATGAATCCGGTACTGATGCAGTACGTCGCGATTAAGGACTCAGCCAAAGAAATTCATTGCCCTGAGCTGGGATCCTATTACCGCGCACTGAGTGCGGAAGCCACCACGGCCTACGGTTTCTCGCCGCGATTTGTCGCCCACGATGAGCTGGGGCAGGTACGGGGGCCGCGCGATGCGCTTTATGAGGCACTGGAAACGGCAACCGCGGCTCAGGAAAACCCGATCTCTGTGATTATCAGTACACAGGCACCCGATGCCAGCGATCTGCTGAGCCTGTTGATTGACGACGGGCTGACCGGTGCTGACCCACGCACAGTGGTCAGGCTGCAGACCGCACCGGAAGATATTGATCCTTTCTCTGTTGAAGCCATCCGGCTGGCAAACCCGGCTTTCGATGTGTTCATGAATCAGAAAGAAGTGCTGGATATGGCCGCCAGCGCCAAGCGCCTCCCGTCGCGCCAGGCTGAGTTTGAGAACCTTGTGCTTAACCGCCGGGTGGAGGCAAAAAGCCCGTTCGTCAGCCAGACCGTATGGCATATGAACAAAGAGGAGCCCGGCGAACTTGCTGGCGCTACCGTCTGGGGCGGGCTTGATCTCTCCAGCGTTTCCGACCTGACGGCGCTGGTGCTGAATACGACTCAGGGCGATGTGCACTGTAAGTTCTGGCTGCCTGAGGAAGGGCTTGCGGACAAGGCGCGTAACGATCGCGTGCCTTATGACATCTGGGCGAAACAGGGCTGGCTGAACACCACGCCTGGTAAGGCAATTGAATATGCGTACATCGCTAAGGTTCTTCGGGAAATTTTCGACATATGCAACGTCAGAGCCCTGGCGTTTGACCGATATAACATGCGCTTCCTGCGCCCGCATCTGGTTGACGTTGGTTTTTCCGAAGCGGAGCTTGAGCGCTTTGTTGAGTTCGGGCAGGGCTTTGTTTCCATGTCGCCTGCGCTGAGAGAGCTGGAAGCGAAGCTGCTCGGCGCGCAACTGAAACATGGTAATCATCCCATCCTCGAAATGTGCGCCAAAAACGCCACCGTTATTACCGATCCCGCCGGAAACCGGAAGTTTGTGAAGGGCAAATCCAGCGGGCGTATTGATGGCATGGTCGCGCTGGCAATGTCCATCGGCGCGCAGACGAGTGATGAGGTGGAAGACCAGGGCGACGTTAACGATTTTATCTACAACTTCCTGAGCATCTAGCATGGCAGATACCGACTACAGCATTGACCTGCGGACACGCTCGCCATTCTGGGCGCGCATGGCCTCTATCCTGACCGGCGGGCGACTCGTTTCGCCGGATAAGGGCTCGCAGATGGCGGGCACATCAGCACACGGAACCGTCGGCGAATCGGTGGTGACCGATGAACGGAATATGCAGATCAGCACCGTCTGGGCCTGTATCCGGCTTATCTCCACGGTGACCGCCAGCCTTCCGCTGGATGTTTATGAAACCGTGGATGATAAGCGTAGCAAGGCTGGCAACGATAATCCGTTAGCCAGACTTCTGCGCTTTCGGCCCAACAACTTTATGACTGCGCTTGAGTTCCGCGAGGCCATGACCATGCAGCTTTGCGCCTACGGCAATGCTTACGCGCATGTAGAGCGCAACGGCGTCGGCGATGTGATCAGCATGCTGCCGTTGATGAGCGCCAATATGGATGTCCGACTCAGCGACAACGGTAAGAATGTTATCTACCGTTACCGGCGTGACAGCGAATATGTCGATTTCAGGCCAAAGGAAATATTCCATCTCAAAGGTTTTGGCTTTAACGGGCTGGTCGGGTTGTCGCCGCTGGCGTTCAGCGCCAAATCCGCAGGCGTGGCGATCGCGATGGAGGACAACCAGCGGGAGTTTTTCGCCAACGGCGCGAAGTCACCGCAAATCCTGATGACTGACGGCAAGGTGCTGACTAAAGAGCAGCGCGGGCAACTGGAGGAAAACTTTAAAGAGATTGCCGGTGGCCCGGTCAGGAAACGCCTCTGGATCCTCGAAAGCGGATTTACCACACAGCCTATCGGTATCTCACCGCAGGACGCGCAGATGCTTGAAGCGCGAAAATTCCAGGTCGCCGAACTGGCGCGCTTTTACGGGGTACCGCCGCATCTGGTGGGGGACGTTGAAAAAACCACATCATGGGGCAGCGGTATCGAGCAGCAGAATCTCGGTTTTCTGCAGTACACCCTGAAACCTTATCTCGATCGCTGGGAATACAGCATTGAGCGCTGGCTTGTAAAGGAGAGCGATCAGGGCAGGCTGCACGCTGAGCATAATCTCGACGGCCTGTTACGTGGTGATTCTGCCAGCCGTGCCGCATTCATGCAGATCATGGTCAATACCGGTATTCGTACTGTTAACGAAGTGCGCAGGCTCGATAACCTTCCGCCGCTGCCTGGTGGTGACGTCGCGACACGACAGTCGCAGAACATACCAATCACCGATCTCGGAACAAACACAAGGCCCCTCACTGGAGGGGCTTAATTTTTATGGGGGCTTCAATGCCTGATATTCACAAGACGCTGGCATTCGACCAGACCGAAATCAAGTTCACCGGCGACGGCAGCAAGGGAACGTTTGAAGGGTATGCCTCGGTTTTCAATAACACGGACGCCGATGGCGACATTATTTTGCCCGGTGCTTTCGCAGGTGTGGTTGCTAACCAGAGTCGTAAGGTCGCGATGTTTTTTAACCACCAGACGCGAGCCATTCCGGTCGGCAAGTGGGATGCCATGCACGAAGACGAGAAGGGGCTTTTTGTTCGGGGACAACTCACTCCCGGGCTAAGCCTGGCCGAGGACCTGAAGGCCGCCATGAAGCACGGCACTGTCGAAGGCATGTCGGTGGGATTTTCCGTCGGCCCCGATGATTACACCGTCGGCACGTCCGGCCTCATCTTCAAAAACATTTCTTACCTGCGGGAAATCAGTGTCTGCACTTTCCCGGCCAACGAGCTGGCGGGTGTAACCGCCATGAAGAGTATCGACGGCATTAAAACCATTCGTGACGCAGAAGCCTGGCTGAGGGATTCAGTCGGGCTTTCACGCTCTGAAGCACAGGCGTTTATCGCCCGTGTTAAGTCCGCAGGCCGAAGCGAGTTCGGCAGCGGCGACATTGACGCGCTGGCACAGCGCATTACCTCATTTGCCGCTAACCTGCGGACGCCTTAACGGAGAAATACATGTCTGAATTATCTGTACTGGAAAAAGCGATCGAGAACTCCCAGAAAGAAGTTAAGGAGCTCATCGAAGAACAGCGTAAATCCATCAACCAGAACGGCGAAATCAACAAGCAGCTTCAGGCCGATCTGGCTAAAGCCCAGGAAGAACTGAAGACCACCGGCACCCGGCTGTTTGATCTTGAGCAGAAACTGGCTGGCAACTCACCCGAGCAGACTGCACAGAAGTCCTTCGCAGAGCGCGTGTCCGAAGACCTGATGAAGGGCTGGGACGGCTCCCGCACTAAAGCGAAAGTCACCAGCTTTGATAAAGCGATCGGGTCTGGCGCCAACTCCGCCGGCGCACTGGTTCTGCCTCAGCAGCAGCCGGGCATCCTGATGCCGGGTCTGCGCCGTCTGACTGTGCGTGACCTGCTGGCGCAGGGGCGTATCACCAGTAACGCGCTGGAATACGTGCGTGAGAATGTGTTCACCAACGCCGCCGCGCCGGTTGCTGAAGGCACGCTGAAACCAGAGAGTAATATCACGTTCACCAAAGAAACGGCGAACGTGAAAACCATTGCTCACTGGATCCAGGCATCGCGGCAGATCATGGATGATGCCCCGGCGCTGCAGTCATACATCAATTCCCGCATGATGTATGGCCTGGCGCTGGTGGAAGAGAACCAGATGCTGAACGGGGATGGCACCGGTGACAACCTGCAGGGGCTGAATGTGGTGGCGAACGACTACGAAACCGCACTCAACGCGACCGGGGATACCGGTGCTGATGTTCTGGCGCATGCCATCTATCAGGTGTCACTGAGTGAGTTCGAAGCCGACGGCATCGTACTTAACCCGGCGGACTGGCACCGCATCGCGCTGCTGAAAGACGCTAACGGCAATTACATTCTTGGCGGCCCGCAGGCGTTTGCCTCGAAAGTGCTCTGGGGTCTGCCGGTGGTGTCGACCACGGCGCAGACGGCAGGCAAATTCACCGTTGGCGCGTTTGGCCTGGCGTCTCAGGTGTGGGACCGCATGGATGCCACCATCGAGATCAGCAATCAGGATCGCGATAACTTCGTTAAAAACATGCTGACCATCCTGTGCGAAGAGCGCCTGGCGCTGGCGCACTACCGTCCCGCAGCCATCGTCACCGGTGACATTGCGGTTTCCTCCGGTCAATAACAGCAGGGCGCGGTCAGCAATGGCCGCGTTTAACGCATGAAAATTAAAGCTCTCCGTATGTTCTCGCATTATCACCTTGGAACGGTATCCCAGGGCGAAACCCGCGTGGTTAAGAAAGAAATCGGCGAAGCACTGGTGAAACTGCATCTGGCAGAAGAAGTCGGGCCGGAAAAAACCGAACCGGCAAAAGCTGAAGCTGCTCCGGCCAGAGCCAAAACAGGGGGCAAAAGTGGAAATAAGCGCGGAACAGATGACGCTGATAAAGACGCACCTGAGGGTTGATGGCAACACTGAAGATGCGCTTATTGCGGCTTATACCGCTGCGGCTGTCGATTATGTCGAAAAGTTTTGCGACGGCGCACTGGTGGAATCTCTGACACCGGCCTCTGATGATGAAGAACCTCCCCGTGAGGTTCTTTTTACTTCCGGTATCTGGGCGGCAATGCTCCTCCTTATTGGTCACTGGTATGCCAACCGCGAAGCAGCTGCTCCGGGTCTTACGGAAACACCCCTGGGTGTTGAAGCGCTGCTGATACGACACCGTCGGTGGCACTGATGGCCTGCTCAGGTTGCGAGCGCCGCCGTGAGTGGCTGAAAAAATGGATGGCTATTGCCTATGAACGAGCAACAGGTAAACGAACTGCTGAAAGCGCTGGAGGCACAGGCGAAAGCGCAGATGGAACAGACCGCCGCGATAAACCGCCTGGCGGAATCAAATGAAGCCCTGGTCGCCGTGATTTACCAGTCGATGGTCGATGATGAGGGGGACGACGGGGTAATGCCGCAGACCTATCTGAGCGGAAAGCCCCGGGGGTAACCATGCAGGCAGGAAAACTGAACAAGCGGGTGATTCTGCAGAAGCCGGTTAAAACACAAAGCCCGACCACGGGGGCAATCGTCAGTGGCTGGGCAGACGTGGCTGAGTTGTGGGCGAATGTCACCGACCTTTCAGCGCGCGACTTTGTGGCGGCGCAGGCGGGGCAGAATGAAGTCTCCACGCGCATCACCATCCGCTGGCGTGATGATGTCACGGATAAACACCGCATCGTACATCGCGGGCGGATCTACGATATCACCGGCGTGCTGGAAGATGACAAAAGCGGCCGGGAGTATCTTACTCTGCCTTGCTCACGGGGGGTAAACGATGGCTGACGGTATCGAAGTTCAGATCACCGGTATTGAGTCGCTGAAGCAGAAACTTAACGAGGTAAATTACGACCTGAAGCGAAAGGGCGGACGCGCCGCGCTGCGCAAGGCCGGTAACGTTATTGTGAACCAGATTAAGGCCAACGCCCTGCGTCTTGACGATCCGCAAACGGCCCGAAGCATCGCGGATAACGCGGCGCTTCGCTGGAACGGCAGGCTGTTTAAACAGACTGGTAACCCCGGCTTCAGAATAGGCATCCTGCAGGGCGCGAAGCTTAAAAAGAATCCCAGCCTCGCTGCGGATGCACCCACTCCGCACTGGCGTCTGCTGGAGTTTGGTACCGAAAAAATGTCGCCAAAGCCGCTGGTACGCGCGGCGGCAACATCACGTATGCAGGAGGTGATCGCCACGTTCACCACCGAATATGAAAAAAGCATCGACCGGGCGCTGCGGCGTGCGCGGCGAAACGGAGGCGGATCGTGATTGCACCTCTGTTTTCCGTCTGCGCATCCAGTCCGGCGGTACGGGCGCTGATTGGCGATTCGCCGGTGCGGCTTTACCCTTTCGGGCAGCAGGACGATAACGTTATCTACCCCTATGTTGTCTGGCAGAACGTGGGCGGCGCACCGGAGAACTATCTCGGCCAGCGCCCGGATGCGGATACCTGGGCACTACAGGTGGATGCCTGGGCAGATACCCCGGATGAAGTGATTGCCGTGGCCACCGCGCTGCGGGATGCCATTGAACCGCACGCACATATCACGCGCTGGGGCGGACAGGAAAGAGACCCCGAAACCAGGCGCTACCGCTACTCCTTCGATGTCGACTGGATAGTGAAGCGATAACCCAATAACACCGGCCTTGTGCCGGTTTTTTTTATGCACGGAGAAACCCATGTCTGTACTGACGCAAGGCACTCAGTTTTTTGTGCTCGCCCAGGGCGCGGTAAGTGAAATCGAATGTATCACCAGTTTTTCACCGGGCGGCAACCCGGCGGACCAGATTGAAGACACCTGTCTTTCTGAGCGGAACAGCCGCACCTATAAGGTCGGCCTGCGCACGCCCGGCCAGGCCACGGTGGGCCTGAATGCTGACCCGGAAAATGCCAGCCACATCATGCTGCACAACCTGGCAAACTCTGACGACCACGAAGAGCTGACGTTTGCCGTGGGCTGGTCTGACGGTACTGCATCACCGACGGCAGCCGCACAGGGCGCAGCGGGCGCAGTGGATGGACTGACGCTGCCGGACAGCCGCACCTGGTTTGTTTTCCGTGGCTATGTCTCTGACTTCCCCTTCGACTTCTCCGCCAACACGGTGGTGACCACTTCCGCCACCATCCAGCGTTCCGGCGCGTCGGTCTGGGTACCTAAAGCGAGCGATTAATGAAACTGACACTCGATTCACTGAAAGAGGCCGGGGCCTTCACCGGCCGCCCGGTGGAAAAAGAAATCACCTGGCGGCAGGGCGAGGAGGAATTCAGCGCCACTGTCTATATCCGCCCGCTGGGCTACCACTCGGCCATGACGGACGTGATGGCGGCAAACGGGCGCGTGGATGGTGTGGCGGGGCGGATCGCCGCATCCGTCTGCGACGAGAACGGCAAGCCGGTATTCACGCCAGCGGATATTACCGGTGAGGCGGACCCGGAGCGCGGCGCGCTGGATGGCGCGCTGACCATTGCCCTGCTGGTGGCTATCCAGGAGGTTAACGATCTGGGAAAGATGAACTCAGCGCCGACGATGAATTCTGGTGCGAGCTCGTCCTCAACGGTATCGGCGGGCAAACCATCGCGCAGGCTCAGGAAGTCCTGAGTTTCCGGGAATTCCAGATCTGGGTGAAATACCGTGAGCGTTACGGGAGTCTTAACCCGATGCTGCGCACGGAATGGGCCGCCGGGCTGGTTTCCAGCACCATTGCCAACGTGAACCGGGGCAAAGATACGCCGCCTTTCAGCGTCACGGATTTCACCCTGCACTTTACGAAAACACCGACCACCACCGGCCCCGTCACGCTTGATGAGGCCATGCGGACCTGGTCTTAAACACTCACGGAGACGGTATGGCAGCCAGATCGCTTGGAACCCTGACCATTGACCTGATTGCCAATATCGGTGGCTTTGCTGCGGGACTTAACCGCGCGGAGCGTCAGTCTGAAAGCTGGCGCCGCCGTGTTCAGCAGGATGTCAGGCTTGCCGGTGCTGCGCTCGGGTCAATGGCCACCATTGCCGCAGCGGCTGCGGTATCTGCAGGCGTGGCGGGTATCAACCTGTTAAAAACCACCTCAAAGCAGATCGCCGAAACTGACCGGCTCGCAAAATCCCTGCGCATGTCCACACAGGACCTGCTGGCCTGGCAGTTCGCCTCTCAAAAAGCGGGCGTCTCAGGCGAGCAGATGGCGGATATTTTCAAGGATATTGGCGACAAAATAGGTGATGCGGTACTTAACCAGTCGGGCGAAGCCGTTGATGCGCTGAATGCGCTGGGTCTTTCTGCGAAGAAGCTTTCCACGGAAACGCCTGATAAACAGTTACTGGCGATCGCCGGTGCGCTGGAAAAAGTGGGTACCAACGCTGAGAAGATCACCATCCTCGAAAGCCTGGGCAATGACCTGTCAAAACTCCTGCCGCTTTTTGATAACAACAGCCAGAAGCTTCAGCAGTTTATCAGGCTGTCGCGGGAATACGGCGTCGCGCCGGATCCAAAATCCATCGATGACCTGGTCAAAGTAAACTCCCTTTTTGAGGATATGGAGACACAGGCGCAGGGACTGAAGCTGGAAATTGCCGCAGGGCTGGCGCGGGTTGATCTCACCCCGCTTCAGAAAGGCCTTGGGGAACTCCGATCCGTTTTTACTGACCCGAAAATCATGCAGGGTCTGGCGGAAATGGTGGGCGGTATAGCCTCACTCGTCGGCTGGCTGGGGAAGGCTGCCCATGAGTTAGGCAACCTTATTTACAATTACCAGGGCGGGCAAAAGCTCTCCGCTAATGCATCACTGTATGAAATTGATCGCAGGATTAAAAACCTTGAGGCTGACTTAAACGAGAAAGGCTTCCTGGCGGGTGTGAACCGTATCGGTATGGATACGGAAGGAAAACAGAAAGAGCTGAACGAACTGCTGGCGCAACGTACGCACCTTAAGTCTATTGCCGGGGCGGCACCTGTCATTTCTTCAGCAAAATTGCCCGTTACCGGAACGGGTGACTACTCACTTGCACCGGGCGAGTCCAATGGCAAGGTGACACCTGATGCCAGTGCCAAAAAGCTGGAAAGCGCGTTCAAATCCATGGAGCTGGGTTACCTGCGGCAGATCGCCCTTATCGACACCACCGGCAAAAAAACGGCGGAGGTGACCGAGCAACAGAAACTTCAGTTCGATCTGGCGGAGGGAAAACTCACCGGAATTAATGACGCCCAAAAAGTCCGGCTTCAGCAGCTGGCGCAGGAAGTGGACCGCCTGAACCAGCTGAAAAAAGCTAATGAAGAAAACGCGAAAGTGGCAGCGTTTGTCGCTGGCCTGCAGGCGCAGAACGATAATGCCCGCGCGGATTTGAGCGTCGATATTCAGGGGGCCGGACTTGGCAACAGACAGCGAGAGCGGATCAGGGAACGGCTGGGTATTGAGCGCGACTACCTTGACCAGCAGCGGGAGCTGCAAAAGCAGTATCAGGCCGGTGATATCAGCCAGATGGTTTATGAGCGCGAAACGCAGGCTTTAAAAGATGCCCAGGCCGAAAGGCTGGAAATCCAGGAGGATTACTACAAGCAAATTGATGCGCTGCAGGCTGACTGGGTAACCGGCGCGCGGGACGGGCTCGCCGACTGGGTGGATGACTCCACGAACTATGCAACGCTGGCGGCTGACGCCATGCAGAGCGCGCTATCCGGAATCAGCAGTAACATCGTCGACATGCTCAACGGCAACAAAGCGAGCTGGAAAGACTGGGGCATCAGCGTTCTGAAAATCATCGAACAGGTGATGGTGAACATGATGATCGCAAACGCGGCCAGCTCTGTCGGTTCATTGTTTGGCGGCGCAGCTTCCTCTGCCAGCTCCGGTACCGCGCTTCAGTCTTACGGTTCTACTCTTCAGTTTAACGCCAGAGGTGGTGTTTACTCTTCCGCCGATCTCAGCCAGTACAGTAATTCCGTTGTCAGTTCTCCGACGTTGTTTGCGTTCGCCAAGGGTGCCGGACTGATGGGGGAAGCCGGGCCGGAGGCAATCATGCCGCTGACCCGCGCCGCCGATGGTTCGCTTGCTGTGCGTGCTGTGGGAGGTGATGGTGTCGCGCCGGGAGGTGGAGCGCCACAGGTCACTATCCATATTGACGGCAACGGAAACACGCAAAGCCAGGCGACTGGCGGCTATGAACAGTTCGGACGCGAGGTGGGTAATTATGTCGATCGGCGATACCGCGAGCTGATTAACCGGGACATTTCGCCGGGCGGTGCAGTCTGGAATATGGCCAAAGGAGGCCGCTGATGGCTATAGAAACGTTCAGCTGGTGCCCGCGCATCAACGCTGAGCAGGAGGTAACGTTCCGCCGCCGCACTGCGAAGTTTGGTGACGGATACGAACAGGTATCCGGTGACGGGATTAATCCACGATCGCAAAAGTGGAATCTTCAGTTTACCGGGACAGAAACGTACATCGCGGCGATTAAAGCCTTTCTCGATCGGCATCAGGGCGTAAAGTCGTTTCAGTGGCGTCCGCCGCTTGAGCCTCTCGGCCTCTACCGCTGCGATACCTACACACCCACTCCGCTTGGCGCCGGGCTGTTTAATCTTTCCGCAACCTTTGAGCAGGCTTATAAACCATGAGCTTAAACAGTGATTACCAGAAACTTGAGCCGGGCAATGCAGTCCGGCTTTTTTCTGTCGACGGTACGGCGTTCGGTACTGGCGAAGTGCTGCGTTTCCACAGCCACAACGTTCCCCATACAGAAGCGGAGATCGTGGCCGCTGGCGGCGATGAATCAAAATTGCCCGCCAAAAGTATCTGGTGGCAGGGGCAGGAATATAAAGCCTGGCCGTGCCAGATTGAAGGTATCGAAGCGTCTACCAGCGGCAGCAGCGCGCAGCCGAAATTATCGGTCGCTAACCTGGACGGCTCGATCACCGCGCTGTGCCTGGCGTATGACGACCTGCTGCAGGCTAAAGTGACGATCCATGACACGCTGGCGCAGTACCTTGATGCGCGTAACTTTCCGGGCGGAAACCCGACGGCAGACGTCACGCAGGAAAAGCTGCAGGTCTGGTATATCGATGCGAAGACCTCTGAAACTAACGAAGTAGTCGAGTTTGCACTGTCCAGCCCGATGGATTTGCAGGGACTGATGATCCCGACGCGCCAGCTTCACTCTCTCTGTACCTGGTGCATCCGCAATAAGTACCGCACCGGCGATGGGTGTGATTACGCCGGAACGCGCTATTTCGATAAAAACAACAACCCGGTGGATGACCCGTCCCGCGATGAATGCAACGGCACTCTGACCGCATGCAAACTGCGGTTTGGTGACGGTAACGAACTGTCGTTCGGCGGATTCCCGGGCACCTCCCTGATCCGGAGCTGACATGCGCAAAAAGACTATCGCGGCCATCATGACCCACGCTGAATCAGAATACCCGCGGGAGTGCTGCGGGGTGGTGGCGCAGAAAAGCAGGGTGGAGAGGTATTTCCCTTGCCGCAACCTCGCCGTAACCCCAGAGGACAACTTTGTCCTTTGCCCGGAGGATTACGCCACGGCGGAAGAATGGGGAACGGTTACCGCCATCGTTCACAGCCATCCCGACGCAACAACCCAGCCGAGCGAAACGGACAAGGCGCAATGCGACCTTAGTGCGCTCCCCTGGCATATCGTCAGCTGGCCGGAAGGCGATTTACGGACCGTTATGCCACGCGGTGAAATTCCGCTGCTGGAGCGCCCGTTTGTTCTCGGCGTTTACGACTGCTGGGGTCTGGTGATGAGCTATTATCGCCAGACGTACGGTATCGATCTGGCGGATTACCGCGTCGATTACCCGTGGTGGGAGGACCAGTACCCGGATAATTTTTACCAGGATAACTGGTACGAGTGCGGTTTCCGGGAATTCACCGGCGCGCCACAACCGGGGGACGTGGTGATTATGCAGGTGCAGTCGAATAAGTGGAACCACGCCGGAGTATTGCTCGAAGGCAACATGCTGGTTCACCATCTATACGGACACCTCAGTCAGCGGGTGCCGTACGGTGGTTACTGGATGGAGCGAACCATGAAGATTTTACGTCATAATTCTCTGTGCTAACCTTTCTCCAAACCAAAAGGGGATAAGGATATGAAAAAAATTCTGTTTGCAGCGGCGTTGTTTGGCTTAGTTGGGTGTGCAACTGAAGCTGTTCTTCCCAGCCAAGCGAAGCAAGCTCCACCTGAAAGATTATTGAAATATCAAAACAAAACATCAGGCGCCGATTCAACACTTATTGTTGTTCGTGATAAGGGATATTTAGGTAGTGGTTGTTATACAGGCGTGTATCTCAATAATGAAAAGTCGGCCATCCTTAATCCTGGAGAGAAAGCTACTTTTAAATTAAAAGCAGGAGAGTGGAGTGTTGCAATAAAAGGTGAGGGTAAACTTTGCATTTCTGATGCAATACCCGCCGGGAGTTATGTGCAGCTCAAAACCGGTGAAACCAAAGCAGTACGGCTTTTTGCTGATCCAAGCGGGAATGTAGATGTAAAGCCCTTGCCGTTAGAATGAGTTAAGTATTAACCACTCAACCCACCAATGGTGGGTTTTTTTATTTTGGGAGTAATCATGCAAGAAGTAATGGCTGAAATAGAATTGAGCGGTATTTTAGGTAAGACTTTTGGAAAAACGCATCATCGACTTATTAGCATTATTCATGAGGCTCCACGTGCTCTGGCCGCAACGATCAAAGGCTTTGAGCAATTTATGATCACCAGTCAGCGTCGCGGCTTAACCTATGCGGTGTTCCTTGGCAAAAAAAATATTGGTGTAGACGATCTTGGTTTTCCAGTAACAAAAGAAGTGATTCGCATCGTCCCTGTAATAATTGGCAGTAAGAAAGCAGGTGTTCTACAGACAATTCTTGGTGCCGTTCTAGTAGTCGTTGGTGTCATTGTAACTGGGCTTTCCTACGGCTGGGCTTCTCCAGTTGGTGGGGCAATGGTTAGTGCTGGTATTGGTTTGATGGCAGGAGGAGTTATTCAGATGCTATCCCCTCAACCCGCCGGACTCGCCAGCAAACAGGACGCCGATAACCGTGCTTCATACGCTTTTGGCGGCGCAACGAATACAGCTGCACAAGGTTATCCGGTACCCATTGGCTATGGTAAACGCCGCATTGGTGGCGCGATTATTTCCGCCGGAATTTACGTCGAAGATCAGCAATAACCCTTATCTGATTATTCCATCACTGTTACCGCCGCCTGGCGGTTTTTTTATGGGCACAACATGGCAAAACTCGTTAAAGGGCGCAAAGGTGGCGGCTCGAAACAGCGCACGCCCACAGAACAGCCGGACGACCTCCAGTCGGTGGCAAAAGCAAAAATCCTTATCGCCCTGGGCGAGGGGGAGTTTGCTGGTGGGCTGACAGGACGAAATATTTTTCTGGATGGTACCCCGATTGAAAACCCGGACGGCTCCCGTAACTTTTCTGGCGTCGCCTGGGATTTCCGACCGGGTAATCAGGCTCAGCCCTATATTCAGGGCATGCCCGGATCTGAAAACGAAATCAGCGTGGGTACGGAGGTATCCAGTGCCACCGCCTGGACACGCACGTTTACCAACACGCAGTTATCTGCCGTTCGCCTGCGCATCAAATGGCCGTCACTTTACCAGCAACTGGATAACGGGGATCTGGTGGGTAACTCAGTTGCCTATGCGGTCGATATTCAGACTAATGGTGGAGCGTGGCAGACTGTTATCAGTACGGCGGTAACCGGTAAAACCACCTCAGGTTATGAGCGCAGCCACCGTATCGACCTGCCGCGTGGCGCCAGCACCTGGACATTACGGCTTCGAAAACTGACGCCGGATGCCAACAGCGCCAGAATCGGCGACACCATGACGTTGCAGAGTTACACCGAAGTCATCGACGCCAAGCTGCGCTATCCGAATACCGCGCTGCTGTATATCGAGTTCGACTCCAGTCAGTTTAATGGCAGCATACCGCAGATTTCATGCGAACCGGCCATGCGCGTTATCCGTGTTCCCGATAATTATGACCCGCTGACGCGCACCTATACCGGCACCTGGACGGGCGGGTTTAAATGGGCCTGGTCAGATAACCCGGCGTGGATTTTTTACGACATCGTGGTCGCCGACCGCTTTGGCCTCGGCCACCGGCTTACAGCGGCCAATATCGATAAATGGACGCTGTACCAGGTGGCGCAGTACTGCGATCAGCTGGTACCGGACGGTAAGGGCGGAAATGGCATGGAGCCACGTTATGCCTGTAACGTCTATGTGCAGGACCGTAACGAAGCCTATACCGTGCTGCGCGATTTTGCCGCCATCTTCCGGGGCATGACGTACTGGGGCGGTAATCAGATTGTGGCGCTGGCAGACATGCCGCGCGATATTGATTACAGCTACACCCGCGCTAACGCGGTCAACGGCGAATTCGTTTACTCGAGCAGCACCACAAAAACCCGTTACACCACGGCGCTGGTCTCTTATTCCGACCCGGCTAACGGCTACGCCGACGCCATGGAGCCGGTGTTTGAACAACCGCTGGTTGCGCGTTACGGATTTAACCAGCTTGAGATGACCGCGATTGGCTGCACCCGGCAGAGCGAGGCAAACCGCAAGGGGCGCTGGGGCATTCTGACCAACAATAAAGACCGCATCGTCACGTTCTCTGTCGGGCTGGACGGCAATATCCCGCAGCCGGGCTATATCATCGCCGTCGCTGACGAAATGCTGTCCGGTAAAGTCACTGGTGGGCGCATCAGTTCGGTAAACGGGCGCGTGATCACCCTCGACCGCGTGCCGGATGCCAGGCCGGGCGATCGGCTTATTCTCAACCTGCCGTCCGGCGCGTCACAGGCGCGGACAATCCAGGCAGTTAACGGCCAGGCCGTTACGGTCAGTATCGCTTACGGAGAGATACCGCAGGCGGAAAGCGTATGGGTAGTGGAATCTGACGAACTGTATGCCCAGCAGTACCGGGTGGTGAGTGTCAGCGACAACAACGACGGCACATTTACTATCTCAGGCGCGTTTCACGATCCGGATAAGTATGCCCGCATCGATACCGGCGCCATCATTGACCAGCGTCCGGTAAGCGTGATCCCGCCGGGCAGCCAGATTGCGCCGGAAAACATCACCATAGGCTCTTACTCCGTGGTGAATCAGGGCATCAGCATTGAAACGATGCGCGCCAGCTGGAACCCCGCACCGAACGCGATCGCGTATGAAGCGCAGTGGCGCCGCAACGACGGGAACTGGGTGAACGTGCCGCGCAGTTCAACCACGTCGTTTGAAGTGCCGGGCATCTATGCAGGGCGCTACCTGGTGCGCGTCCGCGCCATCAACGCGGCGGAGATATCCAGCGGCTGGGGATACTCTCAGGAGAAAGCGCTGACGGGTAAAGTCGGTAACCCGCCGAAGCCGATTAATTTCGCGGCCACCGGCATTAACTGGGGCATTCGCCTCACCTGGTCTTTTCCGCCCAACACGGAAGACACGCTGAAAACGGAAATTCAGTACACGCCGCGTGATGACCATGCCGATCCGCTTTTGCTGTCGGATGTGCCATATCCACAAATGGATTACACCCAGC